CTTAGGAATATCGCCTTCGCTAGTTGGAAGATCATCTAGGGATACTTTACCCTGAACGACATATTCGCCAGTTTCTGGATCTATTACCCGAACCTTATTTAGCAAATCTTCATTAATCTTATTGTTCTTGCTCATAGCAAATACTTCTCTAGTACGATCATAAACCAACTTAGCGTGTTGATCTATATCTATATTCTTTGCTGCAAGGATAGATGAATCTACTAAATCAGGTCTAGCCTGAATAGCTTTCTTAATCTCTAAGATTGCTGCTGCTTCTGTTTTATGAAGGTTAGCAATAGCAACTGAACCTAGTTCATCATTTGCTACGTAAGAGATACGCAGTAGCCAAGATACTAATGTAGCCTCATCTTGACCGTCTAGGCGTACATTCTTAAATCCAACTTGCTTGGCTTCTCTAGTGTACTTCTGTTTAGGTCCAACAATGCGAACTGCGGCTGTGCGAGAATTAACTTGACGTACTGTATCAACAGCACCAGTTAAGAAATCTCCACCAGTAGCAAAGTTAAAGCCACCTTCAGAAATAACGGATAGAACATCCTCGTAATTTCCGTAGACAATCTGCTCACCAAGCAACTCAATTGCTTCATCATCTAGTTTACCTAGACCAGCAGCATCAAGATAGCGATTAACCCTACCCTCTGCTAATGCAGTAGCAAGAATCTTTCTTGTTTGTTCTACTACTCCACCTTCAGTTGCAGTTTTTAATTGTTTAATCTTTGCTTCTGCTTGTGCAATTTGCTTTGGATCTGTACTAGTCTTAGTAACCTTATAGAGATCTGCTATTTCTTTCTTTCCAGCTATAATTTTTTCATCTAATTCAGCAATCTGCTTAGAGTATTTAGCAGATTCGTCTTTGTTTACGATACGCATAATAGCACCTAATGGACTATCTGCCATAGTTTCTACATTAAAAATATCTCTTGCTTTAGCACCCTTGCTAGGAAGTCCTGTTAAGACTCTAGTATTTAATCTACGGCCAGTAGCAATACCCCAAGGAGTATTACCAATAGCCAAGTTAATCATTAAATCTTCAGCAGAGTTACGAAGAGCATAACGAGGACCAGCAAGAGTTAAGAATGACCAATAACCAGTTGCTTTCTCTAAGAAAGCATTGTTAGCAATAGGGCCAATTAACTTCTGTCCTAGTGTGCTACGGGCTGCAAGTCTATCTATATCTACTAAATTGGGAACAGTTACCTTTGAGTTAAAGTCTGTAGCAAAAGCACCAATATCATCTAATGGATCATCTACACCAAACTTCATTTTGCCCTTGCCAGTCATAGCACGGCCAACACTTCTAGTAGCTTCTGTGGTATTGATACCACGAATGTCTACAACTGTGTTCATTAGTCCGTAGAACATCTCTTTGCGCTTACCAATTTCTGGTGTATTAGCAAAAGCCTCTGAGATTAATTTAGATTCTCTTTGAGGAAGTACTAGTCTAGATAAGCGATAGATCTGATCTGGTGCATCTTTGGCAATTACATCTAGTTCATTATCTTTAAACATAGGAGCAATAGAAAATTTAGCCTTAAATCTATCAATACGTACGTTGATATCTGCAGTTGATAATCTAGCAGGACCAAACTTCTTAGTCTTGTTAAGAGCCTGTACAGATTCTACGATCTGTTCTCTGCCATCAACTAATGCTTTGTAGATACCAGCATCTGTTGCCTCTTCATTAAAGAACTGTGCGTTTACTAGTTCAGGACCTACTTCGTCAATATTAAAAAATTTATTTACTGTAGTAAGTGCTGATACCCTAAGCTGACGAGTTGCTGTCATACGAGGAGCAATAACTCTTCTACGACCAGCAGAACCAATCATCATTTCATCTGTTTGTTTTGCATTAAAGAAAAATGCTTTAGCTGTTAAAACATCTTCAATAGGCTCATCTGCCTTATTGAATGATTGAATTACAGCAGGACCGAACTCAGGAGCTAATATAGATAGCTCTCCTTTTATTCTAGCGATATCTAAAGTCTTGTTTGTTTCTTGCGCTTTACGTAGTTCGCTTAATTTAGCGCCGTATGTATTCCAAAAGTTTTGAGTTGTTGGTTGATCAAAGTATTGATTAAACTTAACGCCATCTCTAGCAGCGCTACCGGTGATAACCTCAACTGAGTATTTACGAATATCATTTAACTTCTTAACCTTACCGGATAAAAGTAATGGGTCAGCAAATATACGGTATGCTGCATCTACTGCACCTGATACTGCTTTGTATGCAAAGCCTGATCCTTCTAAGAATCCAGGCAATAATAGGTTAGCAACTTGACGGCCAGGAGAATACTTAGATGCTTGAACTGCATCTAGTGTATCTTGAAACAGACCTCTTGCTTGTTCTTCTTCTGTCTTATCTGCAAAGCCAGCAATGTTAGTCCTCTTTGGATCTGCAAGTGCTAAATACTTTTTTTGCTCTGGAGTGGCATCCTTGATGATCTCATCAATCTTTTCACCAGATGCAATACGCATAGCGATATCTACTGCATCTTTACCAAACTTAGAACGAGCATCTTCTATACGATTTGGATTAAACTTCTTATCGCCTTTATCGTTTGCTTCATCCCAAGCAGTACCTAAATCAAGACCTTCTGATACAGCAATAGCACCAGTGCGATACAAACGAGTAGAAAAATCAGATACGTTTTGTAGGCCAGCAAGAGCCTGACCGCCTGTGTAGTGCCAAGCAGTTCCAAGCCAACCACGAGATGGCTTTGTAATTGGGTCTTCATTACCCATTACCTTGACTAAAGAATCTTTTTGAGCAGGAGTATATTTATTAGCTTGTTGCTGTGCTAAATCAGATGGAAGATTAGATAGTTCCTTATGAACAGTTAATAACTTGCTAAGGCTATCTACTTTTTTCTTATCTTGATCTGATAAACCTGCTGCATATGCTGCTGCTTTTAAGTTTTCAGACACTATTGACCTCTTGCTATAACCTGCTGATAAAGAATTGCTACATCTCCAGTTTCATCAAAAGGAATCATCTCAGCTAGAATATCTGATAATTTTCTATTTGCAGATTTTGATTGCATCATAAGCACTTCAGGTCCAGCACCATCGCCTTGTGCGATGCCAGTAGTTACTGGTTCATCTCTGCGTTGTGTTGGAGCAAATAATGGAGTTACTGGTTCTAAATTAACAGTAGGTTGTGCTGATGTAGGAGCGCCAGCGATATCTTCTTGCATTTGTTTTCTATCACCATAGTTTTGTGATGGTGGTAAGTCTTCTCGTACCGAGAACTTGCCTGGACCAGATACTCCAGCTAGTGGAACTTTCTCTGCCATTTAGTCCTCCTTCAAAGTTTCTAGATTTTGTGTGAACTCTTGCCACACTTTAGCCTCTTGGTTTTTTTGCGTTGAATGATAAATTGATAATTGGTGCAGATCTTCTGCAAGTGTTTCTATTGTTGCTATTAAATTTAAAAAGAATCCTGAAATGATTACTAAGAAATCTGAGGAACGCACTGGGCGCTGAAGATTATTATCTTGATCCACCCAGTGCTCCTATCGTTAATATGATTAACCCTTTTTTACTGATGTACCTTTGCGGCCTTTTGGTGTAAATCCGAAAAACACCTTGCCACCTGCCTTACCTGCTGGCTTGTTCTTGCCTTCAGTTGGCTTTGCTTCAACTGCCTTTGCTCGTGATCCTTTATTCATTGTTCACCTCCCTATTATGCTGCTCCGCCAATAGAGGCGAGTAGTTGTGCTATATCTGGTTTGGCTTGGCCAGCAGCAGGGGCCGCTCCGCTTTGTTGTTCTGGAGTAGGCTGCGAGGCAGGGGCGGGGGCCGCACCTGCTACTGGAACTTGTTGTTGTGGCATTTCTGGTACTGGCGCTGGAGCCGGAGCAAATGCCTTCTCAATAATTGTTTCTAGTTGTAATCCCTTTTGTCTGCCAGCAATGACTTCAGCGATGCGAGTGATAACTTGAGTTGGGTCTTGACCTTGCGAGGCAAGTGCGGGTATAGCTTGTGCATACTGAGCAACAGCAACCCGAAGAGAATCACGCATTTCTTCAATGTCAACCCTTTGTTCTTCTTGTGTAACATTTAACTCCATTGGGATTTCTCGGCGGACATAATCACGGGAAACTAACTTATCGCTACGCATTTGTAGTAGTGCAATGATTGCACGGTTAGGATCCATACCTGACATAATTCCGTAACGAACATCAACAGCGTATTCACCCTTGATATCACGAGATGGAATGTACTTCATTGTAAATGGTGTGCCGTCATCTACACCCTTGATTGTCTTGGTCATTGAACCAAAGATCTTCTCATCTACTTCAAAGCAGAGAGAAACCATATCTGTAAATAGACGAGCAAACTGTGCTTGTGCTGCTTTGATTTGTGTATCAAAGCCTGCTTGTAACGCTTGAACTCCACGACCAGTAACGATAGAGGCATCAATATTTCCTGAGCGAGTTTCAGGATAACGAGCACCCATACGTAGTTCACGCTCTAGTACACCTGACTCTTGAAATACGCCGTTAGGTAGTTCTAGTGGAACTCTGCGAATTGCTTGTGGGTTAGCAGAACGCATAATTGCATCAGGTCCCAAAGCAAGTTCTTGTACATCTTGTGGAATAGCAATAGGTGCTTGAATAGATTTCTCAGCAGCCTGAATCTGTAATACTGCAAAACGAGCACGGGCTAATTGAACTGACAAGATGTCATCAAATTGACCACGAGCTTCGCCATCTAAAGATGAGCGCATAGCTACATTTGCTAAACACTTACCTACTGGGTTAGGAAGATTAGATAGAACTAAGTTCTTACGCTCTGGTAGGAAGATCATATCCTGATCTTTATCGTGGTAGCGAACCATACTTACTAGAGGAGATCCTTGTTGCCAAGTATTTTGTGGCAGGATCTGGGATGCAAACTCTGGGTACTGTGCTGCTAATGTTTCAGCATCAGTTGATAGAACCTGTGTTAAAGAAACTGTGCGACCAAAACGATCAATCTCTGGGTATACACCCCAAGGGTTTAGTAAGCGAATACGAGGATTATTTGTTTCGTAATCCATCTCAATAATTGATGGCAACATACCGTAGGTGTTAAACCAGTCAGCACCTTGGTACATCTGAACCTGTAGGTCAGAAGATGTAACGTAGTAGTTAGCAATACGAGTTCTAGTATCAGCAGCCTTGCGCTGTGAATCAGAAACCATATTGGTTGCCGCACAGTTAAATGAAGGAAGTGGAGCCATAACCTCAGCAAGGTCACGAGCTGCTACATCTACGAAGTTAGCAACTAAAGGCTTTGGGTATTCCTCTGAGAACATAGCTGGATATACTTTTGATATATCGCCTTGGCGTACAGATAGAACATCCCGCATACGTTGATCACGGGCCGCAAAGCGTGTTTGTATCCTAGCGGTCTTGGCTACGATCTCTTTAGGTGTTAGCACTTCTCTCCCTTAAATAAAGGTTTTATCCTTTTGTAAAAGCATTTCATCTATATTGATTACTACTCGTTTTCTTTTTTCGCTATTAGATAGGAAAGGATTTTTCATATGATGACTTTGGTATTGGCCGTAGTTAATCATTTCTCTAGCCCTGATCTCACAGAACCACAAGGCCATTACCATATCGGTCTTGCCCTTAGTAGTAGGTGACCAGGTAATCAACTGTTCTATTAGAGCCTTGACATTCTCAGTCTGATCACTAGGTAGATGGATCAAATTATCTCTGTGGTGTTTACCATCGTGTTGCTTGGTACCAAATAGTGTTGACATAGAGGCTACACCGAAGCCAGCATCCCACTTATTGTTACCAGTATGGTGCTCTCGTAGGATTACGCCACGAGTTGCTAGGTGTTGTCTAATACCTTCATCCTGTGTAAGGAAAGA